CAACAAAAGAATTTTACAATGGAGTTTATGTAACTTCATATATTTCAAAGGGTGCACAAGACACTTGGGAAAAAGTTCTTGATGGTACTCTTTCTGGTTTTTCAATCGGCGGAAAAATAACAGAGTCTGACAATGAAGTTAATAAGGCGGACGGAACACAGGTTAGATTTATCAAGGCTTACGATCTAGTAGAGCTATCAATTGTAGATTCACCAGCAAACCAACTTTGCAACATTCTTTCAATTGAGAAGATGAATGGCCAACTTGTATTCAAGGGTATGGCAGCAGATGTTGTTACAGAAAATATTTTTTATTGTGAAGAAAGCGATTCTGTTTTTATGTCAACAGAAAAAACTTTTGATTCACCAATCACAGGTAAGCCAGCAAAAATTATTGGCTGGGTAGAAAGTTCAGATATGAATAAGTCAAAAGAAATAGATAAGATTCTTGCTTCATTTAAGAAGACAAGATTAGCGTTGCCTGAAACACAAACAATTGCAAAACAGGCAAACGTAGAAGGAGGTAATGAGATGTCAGACGTACAAAATGATGTAGTTGTAGAAGCCGTAGAAGCAGAAACAATTATTGAAAAGTCTGTCGACGTTGTAGAAGAAGTAGCAGCAGTTGAGGCTATTGCAGAAACAACCGAAGACACAACTCCTGCCGACTCCGTTGAAGAAACAGTTGAAAAAACAGCTGATCCTGACTTTGCAAAAATGTTAGGCGATCTTAAGGGATTTTTCTCGGAGACACTCGCAAAGGCTACAGACGCAAATGCGGCTCAAGTTTCAGAAATTAAAGAAACAGTTGAGTCATTCAGCAAGAGCGTAAATGGTCAAATTGCAGAGTTGGCAGAAAAGCATAATGCATTAAGCACAGCAGTGCTAGAAATCAAAGGCACCATTGATGGTGTTCAAAAGCGTGTAGATGCCGTCGAAGGCGACACAGCTATTAAGAAGTCTTCTGATCTTGGCCGTTCAGAGGTTGTAACAAAAAAATCAACATGGAACGGTTCTTTCCTCGGTTCCGTAAATGAAATCTTTTCAAACTAAAGGGTAGGTGAAATAAAAATGAGTAATGAACTATTAGAAAAAGCAGTAGCAGCAGGTACAAATGTAACTGGTAGCTATGCATCCGCAACTGGTGGAACTGGAGTACACACAGCGTCTGAAAATGGCAATGGTGGACTTCTAAACCCAGAACAATCAGCGCGATTTCTAGACTATATGTTCGACGCTACCGTAATTGGTAAGGTTGCACGTACTGTCCGAATGAAAGCAGATACAACAGAGATTGACCGTATGTCTATCGGTGAGAAGCTTGTAAAGCTTGCAACTGAAGCAGACAACACAGGAGTTAACTCACCTGTAACATTCTCAAAAATTTCTTTGACAACAAAGAAGCTTCGCATGGACTGGGAACTTTCAACAGAGTCTCTTGAAGACAATATTGAAGGCGCAGACGTCGAAGATCATATTGCCAGAATGATGGCAACACAAGCAGGTAACGATATTGAAGATTTGATCCTAAACGGAGATACTTCACTAACTGGAGATGCTCTTTACAAGTCATTTGATGGCGCAGTAAAGAAGGCAAAGACTTCAGGTCGCGTAGTAGATGCAGCTGGAGCAGCCGTTTCACGTGCTGTATTCAACTCTGCACTTAAGGCACTTCCACGTAAGTACAAGCAGCGTCGTACAGACCTTCGCTTCCTTGCAGGATCAAACTTGATCCAGGATTACCTATACTCAACATCTAATTCAACAAACTTTGCAAACCCACAGGATATTGCTTCAGGCATCATCCGTGGTGATGTTCCAGTTGTTGGAGGTCCAGCAGGATATGTAGCTCCATACGCATTTGGTATTCCAATCGTTGAAGTTCCACTTCTTAATGAGACACAGACTGGTACATACGCCAGCCCATCAGGTTCACACGGAGATATCCACTTGACATTCCCAAATAACGTTGTTATTGGTATCAAGCGTGATGTTACTGTTTACCGCTTCTTCTGGCCACGTAAGGACTCAGTCGAGTACACAATGTATACTCGTGTTGGCGTCCAGATCGAGCAAGCAGATGCTTGGGTAGTCGTAAAGAACGTTAAGGTTGCTTCTTAATTAATTAAGAATTAAACTACCGAAAGGCCCCCAATTAATTTTGGGGGCTTTTCATTTTAATTTAACAATGCTATAATTAAAGGACCTAGAAAAAGGAGAATATAAGTATGTCGTTTGACACATTAAAGGTAGCCGAATTAAAAGTAATTGCAGAAGATTTTGCGGTTGACACAGAAGGCTTAAAGAACAAAAAAGACATTATTGCAGCCCTATCCGAAGAAGGAGTTTCTTGGTCAGTCTATCAAAAGACAAAGCAGGAAATTGAAGATAATCTAGAAGAGATTGAAATAATTCCTAGACTAGATCCAAAAAAGGTAGACGCAGACTCTATTTTGGTAAGAATGACAAGAGAGAATTATCGATACGATATTCATGGTCATACATTTACAAAAGAACATCCGTTCGTTGCAATGCCAGAAGAAGACGCTCAAAAAATTTTTGATACAGAGGAGGGTTTTCGTTTAGCGACACCAAAGGAAGTCCAAGACTTTTATCACTAAACGTTAACATAAGTTAATGGCAGAAATATATAAATCTCAAACATCACCAGTAAAGACTAAGATATATTGGGGTGGAGAAATAACAGACGCAGATGGCGCAGTCACTGCAGCTGTAAGCGAGGTGCTTGGCAATAATAGCTTTACATTGCTTGCAACCTATACTGCCACAAAACTAGAATCAGACATAGGTACGTATCAAATAACGATACCTTATACCATGACGTCAGTCCCTAAAAAGCTTACAATAAGATGGACATATACTATAAATGGAGTCCAGGGAGCCAATACTCAAATTGTAGATATTGTAACCCCTTATGTAAATATAGCAGACGTGATAGATGATTTAAATTTTGGAACAGATCAGTCTGACCCTAACTACAAAAATTATAATGAACTACAACTTGCTGAAAAGTATGCTAGAAAATTAATTGAAGCATACACAAACCAGGTTTTTTATCCTTATATTGGAACCCAAGTTGCACAGGGGTATGGGTCAGACATACTTCCACTTCCAATTAGAATAGAACAAATTACAAGATTATATGAAGAAGATGTAAAGGTATTTGAAACAGGCCAGACATCAAATAATTGGTTTTATACACCAATAGTTTCTGAATCAAATTATGGAATTAGAGTTAATATACAAGACCTACAAGATAATTTAATATACTCAGCAAATGGAATGATACCACCTTCAGTAAATAGCAGATCATATTCAGGAACATTTAAGAAAGACTTTAGGTATGTTGTTGACGGTGTCTTTGGTTGGCAGTATGTTCCAGATAATGTAAGAGAAGCATGCAAGATTTTGATGCAACAATATTTTGAAAAAGATCGTGCATGGAAAGACAAGTATGTAAAAAACATTAGCACATTTGACTGGAAGTTTGAATTCATGGAGGATGCACATAGAGGCACAGGAAACCTATATGCAGATCAACTACTTGCACCATATATAACAAACGGTATGGTTGTATTTTAAATGAGCCTGGCAACTTCCCTAATGCCACTTCAGCTTGACATATATCTTCAATCAGATACACAAGATGAAAACACTGGCGCTATCAAAAAAGACTGGGCCTATTCTAAAACAATGCAGTGCTCTGCAAAAGGAATAATATCTAACTCTGGAACAGGCCGTGGCGGTGATAGACAAACCCTTAACACAAAATATTCTAACGAACAGATGCTTGAAATAAGAAGCGTTGATCAGATTACTTATAGAGATAAGATAACAAACATTAGAGACATTAAGGGTAACATAGTTTGGAAAGAATTAGACTTTCCTTCAGAGACCCCAACAGTATTTGAAGTAGTTAGCTCAACACCGATAACAGATCCATTTGGCAATATACTTGCATATAACTCTATTGTTAAAAGATCGGAGAACCAGCAAATTGGAATCTAATGTCGCACTTCTTCGAGCCGCAAGCGGACTAGAAAGATTAATGGCTGGAGCCCCAGTAGGCCCAGTAAAAGATAGCAATGTAGCACAGATATCTGCATTCCTATATCATCAAGCTAATGTCCTTGCCAAATTAGATTCAGACGCAGCATTTAAAAAACTATTTAAGAGAACAATATTTGATAGCATTAATAAAGAGTTTGGTCAGTATATAGATGCAAAGGCAAGAGTAAAACCAAACTCATTGCACCATGTATACGAGTGGAATAAAACTGGGCAGCCTACAAGTAGACTATTCCTATTAAAACAAATAGACTCATCTGGACTATCATTTAAAATAGACTCAAACTTTATTCTTTCAAGATCAGCTGTTCCATCAAGAAACAAAAAGCAAAAGAAGAAATACATATTTGCAAATAAGGCTGATGTAATGGAAGCTGGTCTACCAGTTATAATAAGACCAAAGTCTGCAGAAAGACTTGTATTTGAATTAGACGGAATAACAGTCTTTATGCCAAAGGGCTCGTCCGTAACAGTAAAAAGCCCAGGCGGAAAAGCATCAAGCAATCAATTTAAATTGGCCTACTCACAATTCTTTTCAGGCAACCTAGTGAATATAGCAATCAAAAATTCTGGATTTCAAAACCTATTTAATGCGGGAATGACAAAAGCACTAGCAGTCCCAGGATCAATAAAGAAAATCCAATATTCATTTAGCCCTAACGCAATAAGAGCAGAGGCAGATATGTCATTGGCAAAAGCATTTGGAGGGGCACTATGATAGATTATAATATAGACGCAATGTATGAGATAAGAAAGCACCTATGGCAGGAGCTTATATTGAATAAGATATTCAATGACTCAGATTACTATAGTGATAATATAGGCAAAGAGATTATCCCAATTATCCCAGTCCAGCAACAGCCCGAATTAAATCAATTTTTAAGCGGCAAGAAGCATATAGTGTATGACAAGATAGGCCTATCCTATGAAGACAATTGGATGATATGCTGTGAGAAGATGCTGTTTACCATATATGCCACCGATTTTTCAGAGATCAATCAGATTAGAAATTTAATGCTAGACGTATTTAGAAGAATGGACGACTCAGCCAAAGACCTAAATGCCTCAAAATCAACCCCAAAGATTAAGTTCTTTAATACCATGGTTGTTGAAATATCACCCACTGAGCCATCCCAAGAACTGCAGGGATTTTTGTCTGCAGATGTAATCCTTGAGGTTAAATATGCAAGAATAACAGACGGGGCTGGAAGATTTAACTAGGTTGCTTTTGGGTGCATTATACTCTAAAATTAGTCTTAGAGGAAAAGAGCCTAGCCAGCTTGATTTAAAGTTTTAAAGTTTTAAAGTAAGTCAATATATATATATTTATTTAACAGGAGGTTTTAAAATGGCATCAGCCAAAAATATTTTAGTAGGAGCTTCTCCGCTATTCTTGTCAGCTTCTGATTCAACAACAGCTGGATATGTAGCAGACATGGAGCCAGGAGCAGCAGGTGGCGTAGCATTCGTAACAAAGAACTTAGCAGCAACACCAGCAGTTCCAGCAACAGTTTCATACACAGATACTCTAAATGCAAACGCAGCAGCAGCATCACCAAAGTGGAGAAACGTAGGATTTACAAACAATGGTCTACAAATTACTTACAACCCATCATACGGTTCAGTAACAGTAGATCAGCTTCTTGACTCAGCAAAACTTTTTAAAGAGTCAATGGAAGTTATGATTGCAACAGAGCTTGCAGAAGGTACTCTTGAAAACGTTCTTGCAGTATTTGGTCAAGCAGGCGCACCAACAGTAACAGGAACTGGAGACTCAAAGAAGTCTACAATTGGTATGGAAGCGGGAGCTCTTGGTATTGCACCAACAGAGCGTCAGCTAGTAGCAGTTGGTCAGGCACCTACAGAAAGCGCAACAGCAGCAGAGCGTGTATATTATGCACGTAGAGTTCTTTCTGTACAACAGTCACAGTTCTCTCTATCACGTAACGCAGCAACAACATTCCCAGTTACTTTCCGTCTACTTCCAGTAGCAGAAAAAACTGGCTCTGAATACGGTATCATTGTAGACCGTGTCCTAGTAGCATAATTAATTTAATTAATTAATAGGACCCCCCAAGAAATTGGGGGGTTTCCTATTGCCCTTATATTTTCTATATGATACAATAATTATAAGTAGATCCTAGGAGGATTAAATTGGCAACAACAGTATATGATGTAGAAGAAATTACATTACAAAATGGAGACAAAGTTACGCTTAAGCCTTTAACAATTAAAGACCTAAGAGCGTTTATGGAAGCCATAAATAAGACAGCAGAAGCAACAACAGAAAATGATACGTTAACAGTATTAATTGATGCGTGTGCAGTTGCACTATCTAAACAACTACCAGAATTGGTAAAGGATAGAGACTTACTAGAAGACGCACTAGACGTTCCTACAATCAATCGCATTCTTGAAGTTTGCGGTGGGATTAAGATGGACGACCCAAACCTTCTAGCGGCAGCGGTTCTGGCTGGTCAGAACTAGATCTAGCCGCTTTATTGGGTGAAGTTTTTCTTTTAGGAAACTGGAAGAATTACGAAGAACTAGAAAACAGTCTTTCAATGCCAGAACTGATTCAAACTTTTAAATCAATGCAAAAGTCAGAGTCAGAAAAAAGAAAATTCTTAGCTTCAATTCAAGGAGTTGATTTGGGTCAAGAAGAAAATGAAAATAGTACCACCTTTGAAGATGTTCGAAGAAGAGCACTTGGAGTAAATGCGTCAGCAGATGACGTTATTGGACTACAAGGTTCGTTTGCAGCAGAAGCTGGATTCGGAGTCGGAGCAGGACTGGGGTACTCCAAGGAGTAAAAGTAGTTGGTCGATCAAAATATTAATACCAACATAACTGCGACGGCGAATTTTAGTAGCCTTACAGCGCAGTTACAGGCCGTTACAGCCCAACTCATAAAACTTCAAACGACTACTGTTGGGTTAAACCAAAAGCTTCAGGGTCAAATAGGACAGATGAACAGGTCCTTCGTAGATACTATGCGATCAACGGGCCAGTTCTCTTCCCACTTTGTTACACTATCATCTGATGTAGATAAGTTTGGTAAAAACTTAGACGCAGGCAGAATGAAACTTGGCCAATATTTCAATACATGGCAAAGTCATGCAAAGGGCACAACCAATATAGTAAAAGAATTAGCAAAGCAGCAAGTAATGCTGCAAAATGCTGTAGTACAACCACTTGGTAAAAATGCTCAGGGCTTGATGCAATACAACGTAATGGTTGCACGAGGCTTAGATGAAAACAAAAACAAGCTTCAGCTCTTAAGACAAGAGCAAGCAATAATGAACAAGGTCATGCAAGATGGATCTAACCAATTAATTAACTGGGGTAAGAATACACAGTGGGCTGGTAGACAGCTTACCGTTGGACTTACTGTACCAATTGCTGCTTTTGGCGCAGCAGCATCAAAAGCGTTCAGAGACGCAGACGCCGAGCTTATTAGACTACAAAAGGTTTATGGCGGATTAACTGCATCTACTACTGCTGAGCTTGAAAAGGTCAGAAGAGATGTAACTGGTATAGCCAAAGAGATGGCATCGGCATATGGAGTTTCATTTAAAGACACAATCGCACTAGCTGCAGATCTTGCTGCCACTGGTAAACAAGGCGCAGACTTAATGAAAGCAACACAAGAAACAACAAGACTTGCGGTGCTTGGTGAAGTAGATAGACAAGATGCAATGAAAGCAACTCTTGCTATTCAAAATGCATTTAAGCAAAACACACAAGAGCTTACAGAATCAATTAACTTCCTCAACGCAGTTGAAAACCAGACATCAACAAGTCTTGCAGATCTAACTGAAGCAATTCCAAAAGCTGGTCCAGTCATTAAATCATTGGGTGGAGACGTACAAGATTTAGCTCTCTACCTAACAGCAATGAAAGAAGGCGGAGTAAATGCCTCAGAAGGAGCTAACGCAATTAAATCTGCAATGGCATCTCTCATTAACCCTACAAAAGTTGCAA